CCCCCCTTTCGGGGGGAGAGCGGGCTTAAAACGCCCGTCCATAACGGCCTCAGGTCCTCGGCTTTTGCGGAGGTCGAGGTAATCGTTACAGACACTCCTGTCTGTGACGGTTAAATCAGCAAATGGAGCTTAGCTCAATGACTTGGCGGAGTGGTAACTCCGGCGGTGTTACCTACGTCAACTGCACCTACCAGACGTGGGCCGATAACGGGACTCCCTCAACACCAACAACTTTGGTGTCAATGTCGGATTCCTGGAACTCGTCCTCGTTTGCTGGTGCTTCGACGCCTGGTTTTCATCGCCGTGTGCGTGCAGGGGAACTTCTCCCATTCAATTACTGGTGGAAGAAGGAGGTCGTGTTTACGGCACATTGCCATCCTCACGACTTTCGTAAAACTGGCACCCAATGGCGCCAGCTTCACACCCCCTGGCCTCCGTTCAACGGCACTGAGACTGCATGGTGGGTTTTGGGCATTGAAGACAATGCCCTAACCACCAGCGGCTTAGACGCGATGAAATACGTGTCTGCAGCTGCTGCAAAATGCTACTCTCAGGGCTTTGACGTCGGCACTTTTCTTGGAGAACTTAAAGACACCCGTCGGATGTTTGAGTCCCTCGGCAAACGCCTAGTTGGTCTTACGACCAACTTCGCAAAGTATAGCCCTAAAGCTAGCTATGCGATTACCAAGGCGGCGCTAAGGAACTTGAGCTTCGGCAGGGTGTATCGCTACGTGCAGCGCAGAACCAAGCAAGCAGGAAATGCTTACTTGGAAGGGCGTTACGGTTGGAGGCCTTTGGTCTCTGACTTAAACAACCTTGCGCACGCAGTAGAGATGCTCTCCGAGAAGATTACACGCGTATCCCAGACAGCCGGGACCAGCGTAAGCTGGAAATCCGACTCTGGGGAGTACATCTCCGGGCAGGACACGACCCGCATTGTCTACAACAGGAAAGTACGTGAGTACACTGTTGGAGCTCGCGGAATTGTGGCTGCCGACTTCGCGCCATCTCCGTTCTACATAAACCCGTTCACAACGGCGTGGGAGTTAACAAAATTCTCCTTCGTCGTGGATTGGTTCGTGGGGATTGGTGATTGGCTCGAGGCTATGTCATTGATGGTTTCTGCGCGTTCGTGGACGGCTGCAAACGGCTACAAGATTGAATGTCTTGGAACCGCTACCGGGCGGAGTGTTGGTAAAGCACCGTATTATTATTACGGTGACACCAGCCTCGCCTGGGTAACGCAGTCGAAAATAACGATCAGGAACCCCTGCTCCATTCCTAAATTTCCGTCCATCCGACTGAAGTTAGACGCCTATAAGGTTGCTGACCTTTTGGCTATCCTTCGTCAGTCAATTAGGAGTTAAAACCATGGCGGCAATGTCTACCGCTCTCACCGAATTCTCCACTAATGGAGATTCGAAAACCTGGACGCTTTCCGGGCACACGGTATCTGCACCTAAGATCGTGATCCAGAAGCGCAAGGTTCCCGTCGGGAATCAGACCGTTGGCGAAAACGTGATCTCGGTTATCCGAGGCACTGTCGATTCCAATGGTGCTGTCCTCCCGTCGAAGGTCGTTATGTCTGTGACCATCCGATATCCGGTCGCCGGTTTGGCGACGGATGTCACTGCTGTTCGGGACGTTCTTAAGGACATCGTCGCAGGTGATGAATTCGCCGCGTCGATTACCTCACAGAACTTTCTCAAGTAGCAGGTAGACTCACATGGCCGCGCAAAGTAGACAAACGCTTGTAACCAATCTGGTTGCAGCGATTGTCGCGTTGCTATTGAGTCTTTGGGTGGATAATGTCGACCGTAAGGTGACGTCTTTGGACGCCGACATAGAGTCCTTCTCTCGGCTTGCGCTGAGGGATGGTCTCAACAGTCCGACTTGCCACAAAGGTCTAGACATATTCGGAGAGTTCAATGAACCCCCAACAGATGACGTACGAGATAGCTCGACTTCACCTGGACGACCTCAAACAGTCACGATGTGGTGACGAAGCTCTTCTAAAGCGTCTGCACGGATTCGTCCGTGCTCGGCGCCTCAAAGAGTTAGCCACTGCATCAAGCCTTTTCGAACCGGAATATCATACCGGTTTCGACCTCAAGGTCCTGCTTCAAATCGAAGCGTTCTTTAAGAAGAACGCTGCCTTCGTGTCGCCGGCAGAGTGCTCTGCGGCCGCATTAGCGTCATTCTTGAACGCTGAACGGTCGTGTCGCATTACTAACCGGCGTCTCTCCTGGTACTATCAGCATCTCGGTCGTTTAGACCCAGTTATGCGTAGATATCTGGAGAGAATGGAGGTTTGGATCGATGAGACGTTGGGTCCTTGGGATGCGTTTCTTGGTGAAATACCAAGAAGGTTAAGGCTGACTGACGGCGCTACCTACGCTACTCCTAGGTCTCGGTCAATTCCTTTCTTGAAGTTACGAAGGGTTATTGACACTACCGAAGGTGCAATCCCCCTTATTCGCGCGACGGCGGACCTTTATGGTTACCGTTGCCCGAGGCTAAGGGTGTGCCAGGAGAACCGCGTGGAGTTCGTTCCGAAGAACTGGAAGACCCATCGCACCATCGCTTGCGAGCCAACGGGTACGTTACCCTATCAACTCGCTTTCGATAGTTTTGCGAAGGATAAGTTGAGGCGGAGACGCATCAACCTGTCTGACCAGTCCCGAAATCAACGTTATGCAAGGGATGCGTCTCAGAGTGATAAGTATTCCACTCTAGACCTGTCCGCTGCATCTGACACGGTGTCCTACGATGTCGTGGCATGGTTATTTCCAGTGCCATTCTTCGACTATCTAGACAGGATCCGTGCCTCCCATTACAAGTGTGGTTCCCTAACTGGAGAGTATGCAAAATTCTCTTCAATGGGGAATGGTTCCACATTTGTTATTGAGACGTTGATTTTCGCTGCGGCTTGTGCCGCCGTCGGCTCGCGGGATTACACCGTGTATGGTGACGACATCATCATCACCCGGCAACATTCCGTTGAGCTGATTAGGCTGCTCAAGTTCCTTGGCTTTAAAGTGAACACAGACAAGTCTCACGTTAGTGGTCCTTACCACGAGTCGTGCGGCGAGCACTGGTTCAACGGTAGCAGCGTTACTCCGTTCTTTATACGGGGCGAGTTCGGGAAGAAACCCGACCTCTGTCATCTAGTCAATGGACTAGCTGAAATCGCTGTTCCCGGTGGCGGCCTTTGGAAGTTTCTTGTATCTTTTGTCAAAGAACAGAAGCTCCCGTTGGTGCCCTTTAATGAGAGCTCGACATCAGGTGTCTTCATCGACATACCTACGAGCTATACTACCAAGGTTCTGCGCTATGATCGCAAGATGCATCGTCTTGTCTTCTTCGGGTTTACCTCGAAGGGGCAGGATTTGCATGTCTACGATAGCCGCACTCTATTCCTGTGGTACCTGGATGCTTATCGCATTCCAGTGCCTAAGGTGTTAGAGGAGGCTCGCATCCGCAGTCGGATAACCCTTTCTACGCATAAGTTTAAGCGTTCTAGGGTGAGCTGGTTCGCACCAGCACGGGCTACACCGCTCCACCTTTATTGGTGGACGGAGCACCTCACATCTAGTACCTAGTGTGTGAGGGGGCACACATTCCACCGACCTCCACAAGAGGTCCGCGGTTTGTGTTGTAGGGGAAAG